GCTGCCACTCACGCTATCTCCGCAACTGAAATCAGAAAGAAGATGGGCGTATGAGCGATATTGACATCCGGTTTACGAGCCATGAGGCGGTTTGTGCGGAACGGTATGCACAGATCAATGCTCGGCTCAAGCGGCTGGAAGGCGTGATTATGAAAACCACGGGTGTCTTGATCGTCTCCATGTCCGCCATCGTTTACGCATCTCTGACCTTTGGACGATGAAGTGGACTTATTTGAAGTCCTGTCCAAGTCATGGCCGATCCTGCTGGCGCTGATCACTCTGATTATCGTGCTGGCAAAGCTAGACCTGCGTGTGGCGGTACTGGAAGAGAAGGTCAAGGCGCTATTTGAGATGTGGAATAGGCGGGACAAATGAAAGCCAAACTCACTTTTGCAGTAACTTTGATGGTCAGCTTCACCCTGTGCATCGTCGTTATGGGCATGGTAGCGGTGCTGATGATTGGGTTGTTTGACGAGAAGGTGGACAACTCTGAAATATTTAAACTAATTAGCCCTGCATTTCAAACCATTGTCGGCGGCTTTATTGGGCTGTTGGCAGGCGTCAAGTTATCGCATGATGATGAGGAAGAACCAAAATGATTACTCTGTTTACTACACTGGTCAGCTTCCTTGCCGGTGGTTTGCCAAAGTTGCTTGGGTTTTTCCAAGACCGCGCTGACAAGAGCCACGAGATGGCAATGGCTCGCCTCCAGACAGAGCGTGAACTGGAACTCCGCAAGGCAGGTTTTGAGGCTCAACAGCGGGTGGAGGAGATCAGGGTAGAGGGCCAGATGATTGAGGCAGCATCCGCAGAGCGCAGCGCACTGTACGCACACGACATAGCCATTGGGCAAGGTGCAAGTCAATGGATGATCAATCTCCGCGCTGGCGTTCGGCCCCTTATTACCTATGGCCTATTCCTGTTGCTGGTGTTCGTTGACGTTGCCGGGTTTGTTTACGCTTGGAACCACGGTGTAGATTTCCAGATCATGCTAGACAACATTTGGGATGACGAAACTCAAATCATTTGGGCCAGCGTCATTTCTTTCTGGTTTGGAAGCCAAGCGTTTAGCAAAAAATGAAAGTCTCTCAACGGTGCAAAGAGATGATCAAGCACCACGAGGGTGTGAGATTTAAACCGTACCGCTGCCCAGCGCGGCTCTGGACTGTAGGAGTTGGTCATGTTTTATACCCCGATCAAGGTCGTTTACCACTGGATCAGAGAGATGCTTACCCGCTTAAAGCGGAAGATAACCGCGTATTTTCAGGAGCCGAAGTAGATGGAATCCTTGGTGCTGATCTCCGCCGATTTGAGGTTGGGGTCGCCAAACTTTTTCCTGTGGTTCTTACCCAAGGCCAAAACGACGCTCTTGTCAGCTTTGCTTTTAATCTCGGTCTGGGCGGCGTACAGCGATCAACCCTCCGTCAAAAGGTTCTTCGGGGAGAGATTGAAACGGCGGCAGACGAGTTCTTGAAGTTTACACGGGGCGGGGGTAAAATCCTACCGGGGCTAGTCAAGCGCAGAAACGATGAACGCGCTCTGTTCCTATCTTAGGATTGATCCATGCCACTACAGAAAATTCAACTCAAGCCGGGTGTAAACAGGGAAAACACCAGATACACCAATGAAGGCGGCTATTACGAGTCGGATAACGTCCGGTTTCGGCAAGGTACGCCTGAAAAGATAGGCGGCTGGGTACGCATATCTGCTAACACGTTTTTAGGCGTCTGCCGTTCCCTGTGGAACTGGGTCACCTTTATTTATCAAAACCTCATTGGGGTTGGGACGAATCTCAAGTTCTACATATCCAACGGCGGTGCGTATTACGACATCACCCCTACCCAGACTGTCCACACGCTAACCAACCCGTTTGCCACAGTCAACGGCTCAACTACGGTCACAGTCACGGACGCCACGGGCGGTTACATCAACAATGATTTCGTGACGTTTACAGGTGCTACAGCCGTTGGTGGGCTAACCATAACGGGAGAGTACCAGATAGCGTACTCTATAGGTACAACATACACCATCACCGCAGCATCTGCGGCAACGTCTACAACTACAGGCGGCGGAACGGTCTATGCTGTGTACCAAGTCAATACAGGGCCAGCTTACGCTGTACCGCAGTCCGGGTGGGGTTCGGGCGCTTGGGGGTCTGGTACTTGGGGAAACGGTGCCACTTCTTCGGACGCTTTGCGGATATGGAACCAATTTAACTTTGGTGAAGACCTGATCTACGGCCCGAGGGGTGGGCCTCTGTATTACTGGGACGCTAGTATCGGCTATATCGCACCTACCGTTACCATGACCATTGCAACTCCTTGCGTTGTCACTTCTGCCACTGTCATTCCCGATAAAACTGCCGTTGTCTTTGAGACCTCTGGCGCACTGCCCACAGGTCTGCTGGTGGGTACAACCTACTACACCCGCTACGTATCGTCCACCACGTTCAATCTGTCTGCAACCCCTACTGGGGCGCTTATTAACACCTCCGGTTCACAGTCTGGAACGCACAAGATATCTCAACGTGGGGTACTGGTATCACAGCTAAATGGGGCAAGCAGTGTTCCACTGACTCAAATCTTTTTCCTTGTCTCTGATGCAAGCCGGTTTGTGCTTTGCTTTGGAACAAATGACATTGGTTCAACTACAGTCAATCCACTGCTAATTCGCTGGTCAGATCAAGAAAGCGCGGTAGAGTGGTCACCCGCAATCACCAATCAGGCAGGTAGCATTGGCTTGTCCCACGGCTCTACCATTGTGACGGCCATCCAAAGCAAGCAAGAGATTGTGGTATTTACAGATGCTGCGCTGTACTCCCTTCAGTACCTTGGCCCACCGTATGTATGGGGGTCACAGTTGTTGGCTGACAACACATCTATTTGCGGCCCCAATGCGGTGGCTTTGGCAGCAGGGATTATTTACTGGATGGGGGTAGACAAGTTCTACAAGTACGACGGACGGCTACAAACGCTCAACTGTGACTTACTTAGGTACGTCTACAATGACATTGACCGGGGTCAGTTTGATCAAGTCTATGCCGCCACCAATGAGGGTTTCAACGAGGTATGGTGGTTTTACCCCAGTAGCGGTTCTACGACCAACGACAGCTATGTGGTTTTCAACTACGTAGAGAATGTCTGGTACTACGGCACTATGGCACGAACCGCATGGTTGGATAGCGGCCTTCAAGACTACCCGGTTGCAGCAACTTACAGCAACAACCTTGTCCAACACGAACTAGGCGTAGATGACGGCACAGCAGCCACGCTTGCTCCAATCAACGCATTCATCACCTCGTCCCAGTTTGATATTGGCGACGGGCACAACTTTGCGGTTGTCTGGAGGATGCTGCCAGACCTAACCTTCAATGGCTCCACTGCCGGGACAACGCCTAGCTTGACCATGCAGCTTCTGCCTTTGCAAAACTCTGGCTCTGGGTACAACAATCCTAAGTCAGTCGGTGGAGACAGCGCCAGCGCAGAAGGCGTGGTAACGGCAACCCAGACCTACCCCATTGACCTAGACACTTACAACGGGCAGTTGAACATCCGGGTCAGGGCACGGCAGATGGCGATGAAGATCAGTTCCAACACCCTTGGCACACAGTGGCAGCTAGGCGCTCCAAGAATCGATTTGCGTCCTGATGGCAGGCGGGGTGGGTAATGGCACAAAAGAACGTAGTAGCCCCCCGGCTACCTAGCCCCCCGCAGGAATATGACCCTGTTTACATGAACCAATTGTTGAGTTTGTTGCGGCTGTACTTCAACCAACTGGACAACGCTGGGCCAATGGCCGGGTCTACACAAACTAACGGAACCGATGTAGTATCGGGCTTGAGTTTTTTCCCTACATCTGGCACTTCCCCCAGCTTGCCAACAGACGCTGACTTTGCTAGTTTGAGAATTGGGGATGTTTACCGAGACACCATTACTGGTGCAACAAGCAACAGTCAGGTATTAAGAATTAAGACAGCGTTATAAGGTCTACCATGAGCTTACAGAATATTGCCCAACATCTTGCTAATCAAGGACGTGGTAAAGATACAACACTTGTCCATATGACACCAAATGAGGTATCTGGACTAGCAACTTTGGCTCGTGCTAACGGGAAAGAGATAAGTGTTAATCCTCAAACAGGTTTACCAGAAGCCGGGGCACTTGAAAGCATACTTGCGGGGTTAGCCCTTAATTATATTGCTCCCGGTGTTGGCGGAGCTATTGGGGAAATGTTTGGTTTAGGCAGTGCTGCTGGTACAGGTCTTGCTGTTGGTGCTGGTACTGCGGCCATAACTGGCAATATTGGTAAAGGTTTTGAGGCAGGGTTTGGTGCT